ACTCTCCACTGCCTAGGGGTTCCTCATACCGTCACGCACCCCGATTACTCAGCGTGCGCGTTCACTCAGAAAGTCTTGAAGTTCTTGGAGATGTTCAAGGACTCGAGCGAATACCGCACGATCCATTACGGACACCCAGACTCCATCACTGCCGCTCACGAGCACGTCAATGTGACCTCTCGTGACATCCTGCAAGAGACTTACGGGGACTACGACTGGCGTAGAAACCAGTTCAAGCACTCGTCACAAGACCTTGCACATCGGGCCTTTAACCTCATCGCTGGCGAAGCAATCAAGCGACGCAAGAAGAAAGGCGACATCGTGCTGGCCTTCTGGGGAGGCACGCAGGAAGCAACGCACATCGCCAACGCTGACAAGGACCTGATCATCGTCGAACCCGGCATCGGCAGTGGCCATGCGTTCGCGCCTTTCCGTTGTTACGAGTCTTATCCACTCCGCTCAGCGTTTGTCGGAACTGATGGTGTTTCATACTGCAACCCCAAGTGGTACTGGCGGGTGGTACCTAACTACTTCGACACGCGCAACTTCGACCCGACGCAGAAGCGAGAGGACTATGCGCTTTTCATCGGTCGTCTCGGAACCAACAAGGGCTTGGATCTCGCCATCGATGCGTGCAAGCGAATGGGTGTTCGACTCAAGGTCGCTGGCCAAGGTGGACCGGAGGGCATCGGTCTCAAGGAGTGGCCGGATCATGTTGAGTTCATCGGGTACGCTGGCATTGAGGAGCGCAAAGAGTTGATGGCCAAGGCTCAGTTTGGATTCCTGCTTTCGACATACTGGGAACCGTTTGGCGGGACCGCTGTCGAAATGATGCTCTCGGGATGCGTTCCAATCTGCTCTGACATGGGCGCGATGACCGAGTACATCGTTGACGGGGTCAACGGGTTCCGGTGCTCGACCATGGGCGACATTCTGCGAGCGATTCGGATCGGCTATCGTATCGATCGCTCGAAGATGGTCGCCTTCGCTCGCGCCAACTTCTCGCTCGATGCTGTCAGGCCGAAGTTCGAGCGTGCTTTTGCCGACTTCCGTGACGTGTTCAGCGGAGCGGGTTGGTACGAGGACCACAACAGGCCGTGGACGGTCGGCTATGGGCTGGACTACTCGCCGCTCAGTTGATGGCTCACGCATGGTTAAGTATGCAGTACATCGTCGCCCGTCTCCTCGAACCCTCCACTTGGAGAGGGATCATCTCTCTCCTGACCCTCGCGGGACTAAAAATAGCACCAGAGCAAGCCGATGCGGTGCTGACCGCTGGCGTCTCGGTTTATTCTGCGGTGAACATCTTTCGGAGGGAGAACAAGTGATTGAGAAGCTCGCTGAAGGGTTGGTGCAGCAAGGGCCGCTGGCTGCTGCAATGAGCATCGCGATCTGGTGGCTCGCCACGAAAATAAAGGACTGCGAAATCGACCGCTCAAAGCTCTGGGAGAAGGTTTCGGAGCTGGCCGAGCGTGTAGGAGACCGCCACCAATGACCCTCTCAGACCAAGGCCGGAAGTTGCTCCTAGATTACGAGGTCGGGGGCGGGGAACCATACTATCGCAAGTTTCTTTCTCGTCCGACGTGGCCCGGTGTTCAATCCGGTGTTACCATCGGCATCGGCTGGGATACTGGCTATAATACCGAGAGCCAACTGCTCGAAGCGTGGTCCACGCTGGCCGACTCGAGTCTTGAGTTGCTCAAGGGCGCCATCGGCATTCGAGGAGAGAGTGCTCGTCTCTGGCTCTCCTCTCGTCCTGCTGTTCGCGATTTGGAGATCCCGTGGGAGAAGGCTCTCAACGTGTTCGAGAGGATTACGGTACCTCGTTTCTATCTGCAAACCATGCGGATTTACCCGCAAGCGGAGACGTTGCCAGCACCCGCACGCGATGCTCTTCTCTCACTGGTCTTCAACCGTGGAGTCTTGCTTTCCGGGGAGCGCAGGACAGAAATGCTTGGTATTCAAAACGCTTTACGAGATGGCCGACCGCAAGATGTGCCAGCTCTAATCCGACTTATGAAAAGGCTCTGGCCCGATACAACTCAACTTCAAAGACGCAGGGACGCGGAGGCAGCACTGTTTGAGAGTGCACTCTAACCTGTTGCGTGTTAAAGGGTGGCGCAATGCAACCCGACTGGACACCCGAACACCTCGACACTCCCGCCGAACTGCTCGCTGAGCGGTTCGGTGTTTCCGTCTTCACCGCGACCGAAATCCTGCGCTGGCACGAGGCAGAGCAACTCCTCCACGTCGAGCAAACCGCGTCGGCCATGGGTGGCGCACATCTGCACCGCATCCTCGCATGGATGCTCGGCCCCGGGGATGCCAAAGCAAAAGCGGTGGCTCTTTGTTTCGCCGCCGACCTTCAGCCGCTCATCGGATGGAGCACTCTTGCGGAGGCAGCTGACGAACTCGGCATGACCTCGGCCAACCTTTCTAAGCTACAAACTGAGATTCAAGCATGGTTGGAACTTCCTGAGAACCAGTGGAATAAGACGAAGTTCCGGTGTCGTCAGCAGGGGAAGCCGATCACGAAGGAACTACCGACGGTTGAAAGGGTTGCACAGTCTTTCCGTAGGTGGTTGCAACGTGTTGACGTTGAGACGTTAACCACTGAGCAGAAAGCACTTGTGAAGCGGACTCTGTCAGGGGTTGTTGAGTTCTCGGAAACCCTTTGAGCATTAGGGACTTCGGAGCAGTTGACGGGATGCTTCGAGCGTGGGACGATTCATTCACGTTCATCCGGTTTTCGCCGGTTGTCTGGGTTGTCCGGTGCGGGTGAGTGAGGTCATCCGCACCGGTAAGCTCCTCAAACTCAACGAGTTTGCAGGGCATAAAAAAAAGATAAAAAAACTGTTGGACAGAAAACGAGAACTGTTGTTTACTGGGTGCAGTTGAGGGGCGGAGACCCCAAGACGAAACAACAAACCAGACCAACAAAATGAGCATCAACGAAATCAACGCAATCTGCAAAAGCACCTACGGACACGACATTCTCGCGGTTGACCCGACCGCCGCCTGCTGGGTAGCGGAGAACATCGCCGAGGCCACAGGCAAAAACGTTTACCGCCGGATCTCAAACGCTCGCCACAAAATGGGCAAAGGCACCTCGTTCCCGGTAGCTGGATCGTACCTCTGGACGCTCATCTGCAAGAGGTAATCAATCGCGCCCCTTCGGGGGCGCACCAACCCTCAACCCTCAAACCAACCTCACAAAATGGCCGGATACTCTGGATTCTCTAAATCGAACAACGCTGTCGCTGCCGAAGCAAGCGGACGCCACCCCGCAACCGCAACCGCTCGCCTTTTGGGCGTCCCTGTTGCATGGGTAAAACTCCAACGCACTAGCGAATGGCACCACACGTCGAGCTGGTACAACTCAACCGACTATTACGACGTCGAGCAACTCGCGGAACACCTCGCAACCGAGGAGGGACAGGAGCAGTTGGCTCGAGTGAAAGCCGAGATTGCATCCCGGAAAAAGGCACCTGAGACGGTCATCGAGGGTGCTGTCGTCAAATGGTTGGAATGGTCGGGAACTCGTGCACACCCAATGGCGAAGGAGCGACGAGAGGAGAATGCGACCATCACCGATGCTGGTGGAAAGTTCGTCACGGTTGCACTCCAAGACGGGACGACTTTCAAAAAAGGCAAACGCACCAACGGATTCCGCATTTTCCTCGCAGGGAAAGAACTGTTTTTTTAACCCACACTTTGCCGAGCGGGAATAGAACCGGAAGAGAACTCCGGCATGGGGAGCTGACCCCTTCATTGAACACTCGCTCGGCACCTACTCACCATGACACCGACACTAAAAACCATCCAAGGCGCGATCCTGCTGGCTCTCGCAAACATCGACTTCGTCTTCTTGGCCACCGTCCAGTTCGACGCATTCGCACTCGCATTCGGCCTTCTTGGCCTAGTCTCAACCGGAATCGGTTGGGCGTACATCCTCGATGCATCAAGAGAGGAGGCACGCAAGTGAACCACTCAACCATCCTGCACGAGGGCCAAAAATGGCGCCTCGTTTCGCCAGAGGACTACGCAACAATGATTCAAGCACGGGATGCTGCTCTCTGCATCGCCCAACGGCTCCTCGTCACCAAGCGCATCGAGACCCCACACGGGGATCTCATCCTCGCCCCTAATGGCAGATGCCGACGCTGCAACGGGGAGAAACCCGCCAAACGAGGGCAACGCTATTGCCAAGCGTGTTCAAAAATCAGTCGAGTCGAATGCATGAGGGCTTACTGGC